GTAGCGGTGTTGGTTGGCCCGACCATCAGCGGTCGAGGTTCCGCAGGGCGCTCCGTTGTCGGCGCGTCCTCTCTGTATGCCAATGCTAGCATACGAAAAGCGTCTGCCGGATGCGAAGCCCAATCGTGGCGCGGCGTCTGCCTAAACGCTTTTTTGTCCTCGTCGTACTCGCGCTGATACTGCCGCAACGCTTCAATGCCGTCCCTGCACCCGTCCTCGTTGAACCAACAGCGCGGCAAGACCTGACGCACCGCTTGGATGCCGTCCTGCACGGACAGTTCAGGCACCACGGCAAGGTTCGCAAAGCCCAGATGCGATGCCAGTTGTTCGATGATGCTTTTGCCAGCCGCCGCTAGTGTTTTTGCACGGGCATCGTGGGGAAGGTAATGCTTGGCGTAGCGGTAGGGCTTTACCTTCACCGTGTCCGCTATCTGCTCAATGCTCGCACCGCTCACCGAGTAAAAGTCTATAACACGCACTTCACCGCGCAGCACTTGGTAAAACCAGATGGCAGTATCGTCTTTGTAGCCCAAGTCCCACGCGGTATAGACCTTTAGATGCTCGTCATGCTTGACGCGCCCGATGCGTCCTTGATCCTGCGCCTCGCGCATTTCTTTACCGTAGAACGCGCCGAGAATGGCGGCTTCAAAGGAACACTCGTATTCCTGTAAGTATTGGTCCTCGCTTAACTGCGCCCGGGCTGCGTTTAGTTCCGACACCGGCAGCAGGCCGCTTGTTGAGGCCGGGAGCCGCAGCATGAACCACTCATCCGGTATCCGCTGCGCCGTCTGGTAAATGTCCCAGAACTGATTTTTGCCCTTCGGCGTACCCGCAAATACCGCCCACCCCTGTTTGTCCGATAGCGCAGGGCGTATGACGTTGCCGAACACCGAGGGCCTGAAGTCGCCGTACTCGTCTAGGTAAATGCCGCTGAAGCCTAGACCGCGCATAGCATCCGCGTTATCTGCGCCGAACAGCCCGACCTTTGCGCCGTTGAGTAGCGTTAGGGTCATCATCTGCTCGTTAGCGTCCGCGATCAGCGGGGCGGCGTAGAACTTGAAGTAGTCCCACGCGATGCGCCGAGCCTGATTCTGGTAAGGCGCGACATACCCAAACAGGCCGTTAGGCCCGGTATACATCACGGCAGCGCGGATAATGTCGTTTACCGCTGCGACTGTTTTACCGGCTCTGCGGTGCGCGACGAGGCAGGCCCACCGCTTCGTGCGGTCGTGGAAAGGGAGAAACGCCCGCCGTGGGTTGTACGGCAGGACGATTTCAGTCAACGGGGTTGCCCCATGTGATTACTATGCGCTGCGCTTCGCCGTCCTTACCCGTGACCTCGCTGCGCTGCAACTTCGGCACATGGTATTCCAGCAACGAGGTAAAGCAGCCGAACGCCGCCTCTGCTCCACGGTCGCGGTGTATCTCGTCTAACCAGCCCTGCAGCCGGTCGGCATTCCCGTCCACGAATCGCGCTATAGCCTCCCTAGCGGCGGCTGTGGCCTTATTAGGGCTACCCTTGGGGCGACCTGCTGGCATAGGTAAATATTCCTAAATTGTTTATTGTGTGAAACAATCGCAGTTATTATTTGCGGGCGTTTTTTAACAAGTTGATTTGTTTCTTATCAAACACAGCGTAACTAGTACCCAAGACCTTTGTACTGCCGACCGTATCATCAACATTGCGGATAATCAGGCCGTCATAGCCTTCTCTTTTTGCCTTTTCAGCCAATCCAGACAGCCTCATTGCATCGCCCACAGCGCCTTCAAAATCAACGACAAGAGGGTTTTTCATTGACAATGACGCTTCGTAAACTTCTCCCGCAGGCTCGTCAAACAAAATCTCTCCGTATTCTCTTGGGTAAATGTAATCTTCTGCAACTTCCGAATTATCGCTGAACCAAGTTGTGCCGGGAACTTCCATGCCTTTTTTGGGGTCAAGTTCTTTTAACCCCTTTACCGGGCTTGCGTGATACAAAACGCTAGGAATGTCAATTTGCGCTGCTTTTGCTGCCGCCCGCGCCTCACCCGCCGCCTTCGCCACGCCGCCCACAACAGGCACCGCCGCGAGGGTAGCCAGTCCCATGCCGAGTTTGTCGCCCATGCGCCGGGATCGCTCAAAGTCTCGCGCAGCCTGCGGATACTGCAACGGGGTAAAACCTGCGGCTATGTCTAGCGCCGTGTCGCCCATGCCCTGCGAGGCGGGAGCGTCGAGGCTCGTCATGCGCTGTGCCGCGCCCCTGACTGACTGGCCTACTTGGTTAAGACTCGGAACAGGTTCGCCCGGTGCGCCGAAACGCTGCCCGTAATCATCGGGTACGGCTACGCCCTGCGTGTTGGCTATCTGCCGACGCAGTTTGCCGAGATACTCTAATGCAGCAGCAATGCGGTTAGGTTCTGCCATGCGCGTAGTGTATCAAAGCAGCCTGCGTGCCGCACCAATCCGCGCTTTGGCAATCTTGACATACTCCGGGTCGCGTTCGATGCCGATGAAGCCGAAGCCCTCTAGCATCGCGGCTTTACCCGTTGAGCCTGACCCCATGAACGGATCAAGGACGGTGCCGCCCGGTGGGGTGACGAGGCGGCAGAGGTAGCGCATCAGGTCGGTGGGTTTGACGGTGGGGTGGTTGTTCCCCTCGCCCCTGTCAGCCTTGCTCGCCTTCGCGCAGTAGAAGAAACGGGCGGCGTCGTTGAGCAGCCCCACCACCTCGTCGCAGCCATCGTGTATCAGATTGGCGGGCCAGCGGCCTGCGGCGGTTGAACCTTTAGCGTCCTGCGGCATCCCGACCGCGCTCATGTTCAAACTATTTCCGCCCGCCTTGTTCCCCGCTGGCGCGTTATATCGCACTTCATTTCCCACCCTGCACCCATCCACATTCAGCGCCCCCGTGCCGTGCGCCAACACATTCTCGGCTACCGTGCCGATAAGCGGCTTGCGGGCTACGGTGATAGGCTCCAGCGCGGGTTTGAGAGCGGTACCCCATCCTTGCCAAGCCGTTGCGGGAGCCGTTGCGGGAGCCGTTGCGGGAGGCCGTGTGATTGTTCCGTATGCGTTGCCTTGCCCCTTACCGCCAACGGTAGCAGGCCCAATCACCTCGCGCTCCGCGCCCGCCGCCTTGTCAATCGCCTTGCTCACATCCAGCGACTTCGGAAACCCCGACCCGTACACCCACGCGATCATGTCGCGTATCTCAAACCCCGCGTCCTCAATCCGCACCGCCATCCGGTGCTGTGTTCGCGTACCGGCGAAGGCAAGTAGATGCCCGCCCGGTTTCAACACCCGCAGACACTCGCGCCATATCGCCTCGCTCGGTACATCGTAATCCCACCGCTTGCCCATGAAGGCGAGGCCATAGGGCGGGTCGGTCACAATGGCATCAACGGAATCGGCGGGCAGCGTCCGCAGCACATCCAGACAATCCCCCGTGTAAATCATCGGCAATGCTCCGGTCTTATTGCCAACTGGTAAAGTTCCCGCAACTGCCGCACCGTCGCCTCGGGATCGCGTGCCTCTATCCACTCGCCGCGTGGTTCCCAGACTGCGCGAAATGCCGCTTGCTTATCGCTCAACTTGCCGTTGGCGTGTTTGATTTCCATCCAGCACACGAATGGTTTACCGCACGGCAGCGGCTTGACCGCCAACTTGTCGGGGATGGAATGACCCGCCCTAGCGAAATCCCACACGTCAAACCCCGCAGCCTTTACCGCATCGGTAACAGTCGCGTCGTTCATATCTCGTCGCATGGCATAGCGCATCGTGGTTGAAACCCGCCTTTCTTCCTTGCGCCGATTATAGCCTTTCGCCCCTCGCGTGTCTGGCAACGCATCTGCAGCCGCGCATGGTCAAGGCCGATCATATCGCATATCCATTGCATCGACCCGATGCCATCCTCCGTGCTGTTAATCCACCGCATCGCCTGCCACCCATCTTCCCGGCCTGTCTTAGTGCAGTCGGTGATGGCCTGCCAGAGTACCGCAGCCCACAGCGCCCGGTAAGGGTTTGGCGGGAGGTCGTTGTCCGCGTTCAGGTCTGATTGGAAGTTGAAGCCGCGCATGATGCCTTGTCGTAAGTTTTGATGCCGTGCGATATCGCTTTGGAAATGATGTGCGCCTTGACGTTCCACGCTTTTGCGCGTT